ATGCCGACCACAATTCACTGATCCTTTTATGGTTTGTGTAAGGGTGACCATAGACCGATCCCCTTGTATGCACCAGGTCGACAACATCTGCTAGAAGCTTCTCAGTTTTTGTCATAGTCAAATACCTCATCTGACTTTATTTTGTTTTGTATCATTCGGCGGTGCATATCCCAACCATCTTTACGGCCTCGCCAGTAATGAGTCTGCTTTAGATCATCAATACGTGTTACTAATAATAACCACGCCATACTCAGCCCTATAAATAGATATATTGCTAGTTCAAGTGTCATTTTGTAGCCCAATCTGTGACCACATACTTTGTGGCACGGGCATAGTGTTGCACCTGTGTATGACTTTGTGGATTATTTAAGGCTGTTTTATTATAACGATTAGATAACGTTAATATCTTCGAGGTCATCGATATGGTCATCGATAGTGCGCTCGGCGTACTCTGTATTAAGCCCCATAGTGTTTGCCTAATGCTGTGAATGAGCCATCCTTTGGGTCGACTGGGACTAACGTAGGTGTTAACCCCTTTTTAGACGCTTCCAGTATAGCAAAGCCATTCTGCCAATTTGCGCTGTTATAGCGGATATAAGACATTTTTTTCATATTGCATAGGTTTCCACTTTCTATGCCTGTAAGTGGCCTGTAATGGCTTCCTATGGCTTCTGTGAACGTGCTGGCACCCATTCTGTGACTATGCCCCACAACGCAATTTTTGCCCCATTTTTTGGCTAGATTTAGCGCCGTAATTCCAGCGTGCTGGCTCATACTTCCCTCATCGCCGTGGGCCAGTACCCAACCTGGGTGGAATTCATAAGCTGTTTTATGATAGGTCATACCCATCTCGGCAAAGCCCATAAATTTAGGATATTGCAGTTCTGGCAAACTAATTAAGCCAGGTACTTTTAGCAGAGTATTATATAAGCGATCAGAATGATTAGACCTGACAATATGCATTTCACGGCTGTACTCTCCCAAGTCCCACAAAATCTCTTTGCATAACTCACGATCAGCGTGAATGGTTTGCTCATAAGCCAAAGGTGTCCCATCACTGAAACGGCTAATTGTCTGAAAGTCCATTTCATCGCCGACCACCAGTACAGCATCAAACTTCTCACGCTTCACCAGCTTCTTCATATTGATAATTGCAGAGTCCAGTTGAAATGGCACCTGCAAGTCTGAAACGACTAACCAACGCTTAATCTTCACCTTCTTCAAAATCGTCAAGTGGATTCTTAATAGGATCTTTTGTATCTACGATCCAGTCTGGATAACTTGACCTATCCATCGCAAAGGCTAGAGCTGTGCCCTCATCCATTCCAGACTTACGGCACGCCATATAAACCTCATTAGCTGCTATTGCCCAGAAATCCAGTTTAGTGAGTACAGGCTCTTTAGTAGTCCTGCGCTTACGTACTGGCTTCTTTTTCGGTTTGCGTTTAGTAGCCATAATTAAATTATGACTTAGTAATTAAAACAAACAGATCATCGACACGCTTTTCCAGCCTCAAACTTCTCTGGTCAATTCTATCTACGGCGTCTTTTATCGAGCTGCCACTATTCGGCCTAAGCTCATTGAGCCAGCCTTTAACTAAAAAACGTAATCCGACTAGCCCGCCTGATAGCACGGCGATAACGCCAGCGCCAAAGCCAGCCCATTCTGTAGGACTCATTTTTCATTAGCACCGATGCCATAGGCAATATCGGATTTATCTAAAGCCCTAGCTGCTGGCCCTGCGAGTGCTGCAATTATTACAGACAGCGCTGGGTCTAAACCTAATTCATTACTCGCTAAGAATGTTAAGAATGATACCAATACGCCACGTGCGTATGACTTTAGTATTGCCTTCTGTTTTTTGCTTATCTTCATATCTTGCCCCCTAGTAGTGGTATATCAAACGGCCTTGCATCTTTGTCGCCTAACTTTGTAAAGCTAATATGTATGTGTCGCTTGTGTGGATTTACTCCACGATACTTGCGCCATTTCCAGTTTAATATCTTGCTAGCGATGTGTCCGTTATGGATGACGTAAGATAAACGCTTATCGGTTTTGCCAGCGACTCTGATTTGGTCAGCCACATAAGCACTGATCCCTTCGGGTGAACCCAGGCGAGAATCAACATCAATTGCTCTGACCCATCCATTTTCGTCTGGAGAATGATCCGACTTTCTGGCGGCGTGACGGCTATCGCCCACCCACCCATCACTGGAAGTACGCCTATCTGGAAACCACGTATCAACTTGATCTCTTAACTGCACACCAGCTGCACATAATTTTGGTTTCATTACAAACCTAGAGCTTGTAAATCCTCAACAGTTAAACCAAGTGCTGCAAGTTTTGCCTGTGCTGCTGCCTTAGCATCTATCTTTGCCTGGGCCTCAGCTGCAATTAAAGCTTGTACTTCATTCCATAACGCATCGAGTGTTGCTTTAGATGGTTTAGGTGTATCAGAAACCCAAGTCAATCCATCATAATTATCGCCATCTAATGTCCATAAAGAATCAGGATACTTGGTGGTAAGTATTAAAGTATAATCAATCATTATGCACCTATTTCTAAAACAGTAATTGTGGAAACGCCTCTAATTGCTGAACTGTTGTTTGTGTCATTTGTTGATCTGTTGATATAAACAGTTCCCGTACCACCCGCAGAACAACCTTGTATTTTGTAGGTTGTTGATGAAGTGGTTGCAGGGCTGTCTAAAAAAGTAATTGGTAGTGCAGTCATTGCATCCGCTGCTATTTGTGCTAATTGTGATGAACTGCTTAATCTACTACCAGCAGTATCAGCAAGAGCGATTGCTGTTGAAGCCCTGACTAATTGAACTGCTGCAAAATTAGAACCAATAGCACCTGAGCCGCTAACCATTGCAATTACCAAAATTTTAGAAGTTGCACTAGATGGAGTAATGCTTACTGAAAGTCCAGTAATATCTGTATAAACGCCCGCACTTGTTGACGCACTAAATGAATCTGTTTTAGCGGTTGATACAACCTGCAATACTTTTCCACCACCAGCAGGGGCAGCCCATTCTGGAGCAGTTGCGCCTGAGTTAACTGTTAGCACCTGTCCTGCTGTACCAATTCCAAGTCTGGCTGGTGTTGATCCGCTTGAAGAATAAATCGTATCGCCAGTAGTTGTCATTGGGTTAGTCATACCTGTTGTATCTAGGTTTGCCCAAGCACTGCCAGTATAATAAGTGGTTACGTTTGTATCTTTAAGATATGCAAAATTTCCCTCTTGCGGTGATGTTACAGCTGCATCTCTAGCAGTGGCACTGGCAAAGACCCAGACACCTTGCATTAAGTAGCCATCGACATCGGCTGCGGTCAATACCTCGCCCGTCTGGAAATCCTTAAATCCTAATCCTGCTGCCATTTTTACTCCTTAGTAACTGAGCACATTATAGTCTAAAGTGCCATAGATATTGTTATTTAAAATTAGAGAATCCAGCACGGGTTCTAAAGTCGTGAAGACCACTCTAAAGCTGTTGGGTGTTATTACGTTTTGCACGCCAAATATCTGTAAGGTCTTGTCTAGGGTAGATCCACCTGGCTGGGTAGTAACCACTCTGATCGGATCAAAGAAATCTAGGTCTAGCGCTGCAATAATGCCTGCGTTGTAGTTAGGCGTGTATAGGTCTAGCTCGATAGAATCGCATCTAACGCTGGTTTCGCTACGGCTAGCTGTGTAAGCACGTGCGTAATCAAGCGCCACGGCATCGGTCTGCATTAGCAGGTCTTGAATTTGAAAACTATGTATAAAGTATTTATCTATTGATGCTTGGTTAATAGCGGTCTGTGGTGTGCCATCTATCCTAGTAACAGTAGATGAGTTGAAGACTAGGGTGTCATCTAGTTTCCAGTTTGCATTGGCGTATGGGATGCCCGTGCCATTATCGTTAAATGTAGTAATTGTGCCACCGATTGATCCAGCAGTTACCGCTCTATCTTGAAATACAAACTCACCATCGGCATTAACATATAAAGCGCCATACTCTGAATTGGCTACAGTTTGCATAGCGCCAAGTGAAGTGCGTAAACTGCCTGGATCGTTTTGTAAGGTTGTTAAGCCTGCATCGACATCACGCATAGTTGCTGGCCAGTCAATTTGATCTAATATCTGGTTAATTCTTGTGCCTGATAAATTGCCAGCACTAGCACCTGCCACAGTAGTTATCTGCGCATTCTGAGCAAGCCTAAACGCATCTACAGCTTGGATAGTTGTATAGGCAACCTCGGTAGCATCTTTAGGTTGAGTATTAACATAGCTTGTAATAAAGCCTGAAAATATAGGATAAGTCGTAGCGCCATAGGTTGCAGTAATCTGCACCTTCTTCATAGGTGTTAAGTCGGGGCTGTAAGGGCTGAGCGGGTTAGTTGGGTTAAAATCACCATTTTGATCTACTATGCGTAATGTAAGTTGGCCAGTTGAGAATTCATCAAACAAGGGATTGCGGCCTCTAGTGGTTTGAATAAAGTTAATTTGATCTGATACATCGACAATAATTGCAACTGAATCAGCCAATATGTTTACATCTAATAAGCCTGATCCTAAAATCATAGCCTGGGCGAAGGATGGTCCAGTGCTAAAATTTATATAAGCGTTTACTACGGGTACTGTCATTGTAGTAAGAATGTGGGTACTGCCCCACGTGGTACTAGCCTGTCGCCCAATTTAGTTGCGTTACCGACAGCATCAATTATGTAACGCTCTAATTCTTGATTGTTGGTTAATACTGCGCCTGTATTGACTGTAACCTGTGGCACGATTGTAGGTGTCGCTGCTGCGGCAGCTGTTGATGCACTAGATGGCATACCACCTGGCACAGCGTATTGGCCCATTTGTGATAGAAACGCATCGGCTTGTGCTTGTAATCTTGCTGATGCCCCTGCAAGGCCAGCGGCTGATCCTTGATCTAATCCCATTGTCTTAAAAGTATTTACTAGGCTATTAAAGATTGCATCGTATTTGCTAGGCAAAGTATTAAGGGCGTTGGCGGCATTAGTAGCACTATCAGCTAAAGTTTTAGCCGCAGAACTAGCTGCTAGTTCAGCATTATATTTCTTAGCCAAGGCCTCGTTATTGTCTAATATGGCTATCTTGGCTTGGATGCGTAGTTTAGTTTCAGCATCGGTTGCCTCGCCCAATGCCTTCATCAATCCTATGCGCTCTAAGTCAAACTTCTCCGATAGTTTATCTACCTCAGTTTTTTTCTTTAATTGTTCGTTTTCTAACCTGCGATAGGTTGTGCCTGTTTTGATTTGTGCTAATTGCAACCTATTTTCTCTTGCATTAGCATTGTTAAGGGCTGTTGATGAAGAAGTCCTGCCCCCACCTAAAGCAACATTACTGGCAGCATTCAGACCTACTGTACCTATTGCTGTGGCTAAAATTTTAGGATTTTTAGACAAGGCAGCTAACGCTATAAGACCTGCGGCAAAAGTTGGATTATTTACAAGATCATCAAACTTCTTAATGAGTTTAGCCATTTCTTCAATAGCAAAGGCTATGTTGTTTCCTAAGTTTTCAAAATTCGTCGCTAAACTTTCAACAGAATTATCTTTGCTAAGTATTGTTAAAGCATTAACTAAACCAGTTCCGATGGACTTTGTTGCCTCATCTGCACCCTTGCGCAATACATCCATCTTGCCAGCATAAGTATCTAGCCTAGCTGCTGACTGACCACTAAAGCGTTTTTCTAGCGCTTCCATAATTTGATTCATATCGCCAGTAGCAATTATGTTGGAATCAATACCTGTATTTAAGTTTTTGATTGCTTTAGTCTGACCTCTAATGCCGCTAGCAATAGCAGATATAACAGTATTTAAATTTTCACCTGTGCCAGCGCTTATGTTCAAAGCGGCTTCTAGCGAGCGCTGCGCTAACTCTACAGATCCAGTTAGGTTTAATAATGTTTGGAAAGGGCCACGCAAATCGGAAAGTATTGCGTTAGTTTTTTCTAGACTCTTTATGTAGCCTTCTACTTCGCTTACTCTAAATGCGTTGCCAGTATTTTCTAGCTGTAGGGCAAGCCTTTTGGCAGCAGCCTCGTCCTCTGTAAATGCTTTAATTGCCTTCTTGCTGAAACTGACTATTGCAGCGGCGCTAAACGTAACGCCAAAGGTGCGTGCTAGAGTTTTTAATTGTTTGTTAAATACATCTACATCTTGCTTGGCTTTTTTAAGGGCTTTGCCATTCCAGGTGGCGAGTGCCGAGACTACTACGTTAGCCATTACGCTGCCTTCTTT